AATTTTCTTTAGTTAAACCTTTTGGTAATAGCATAATTTTTGTATTAAGTGTTACTGATAAATTTTAAAGTATGTAATATCCTTGCTGCTTCTCTTAAACTGTCGTTGTTAAAAGGGGTCTTCTTTTTCATAAAAGTTTTTAATTGGAATAAGTGAGCGTGTTTCTCTTTCACTAAATTTCATTTTGGGCCCGTCAAAATCTAATGGAATAATTAAATTGGGAATTCCGTTTCTCCATTTCCTGATAACTATATCTGCCTGGTTTTCAGTAGAATTACCATTTTCGTCTTCAAGATGGCCGCTTTTAAAATCTGAATGAAGAAACATTGCCACATCTGCATCTTGTTCTATTGCGCCGGATTCTCTAAAATCTGATAGTTGGGGATAACGGTCTTTGCCTTTTCGTTTTTCTACCTCTCTGTTTAGTTGGCAAAGTATAACCAGCGGCACTTCTAATTCTTTGGCTATAATCTTACAACCCCTGCTGATTTTTGCCACTTCATTTTCTCTGTTTCTGTTATTTTGGCTGTCTCCATCAACAAGTTGCAAATAGTCGAGCATCAAACAATCCAACCTACCTTTTTTGTGTTTTAATTTATAAGCTTTGGCTTTAATCTCTGAAATATTGACCTCTGTTTTATCTGATACCGAAATAGGAAGGTTTGATGTTTTGTCAATTTGCTTGTAGAAATAATCCCTTTGGTTTTCATCCTGGTATAAACCCCTGAATATTTCAGTAAAGGGCATACTTGTATCAATAGATGCGAAACGAGCCGCAATTTCGTTGTTATTCATCTCGAGCGATATAAACCCCACCTGCGCCCCTGATCGGGCCATATTCATAGCCATTTGCCCGGCCAAAGCACTTTTACCTGTTGATGGTCTTGCACCAATTACGATCATTTGGCCTTTAAAGAACCCTCCGTATAGTTTGTCTATCGTTTTAAATCCGGTCAATAACCCTTTCCCTTGCGATTTAGCCATTTCATCCTGATGTTTAATTAACCCTACCATAAGTTCATCCATATCCTGCCAGTCGCTGGTAAAGTTTATACTACTTAGCTCTGTTAGTTTGGTTTGCAGGTTATAAATTTCACTTCGCACATTATCTGACTTCACGCCGGAACTTGTAAGCATTATAATTTCCCGATCTATCCACATTTGCTTAATGATTAAAGCGTAATATTCCAGGTTTGCGGTGCTGGTTACTTTAATCGTAAGTTGTGTTAGGTAGTGTGCTGTGTTAGTTCCTGAAAAATTATCTATTCGTTTTCTTCTCACGATATAATCAAAGGCGCTCAATAAGGAAATGGGAAGATTCGCTTCAAACATTTCCACAAGAAAACTGTATATTTTCTGGTGTTCGTCTGAATAAAATGTTTTAGGCTCCAATATTCCAAAAATTCTTGAAAAGGCAGAAGTTTCTAAAAGGCAGGATCCAAGTATTTCTGTTTCCAGTTCGAGTGAGTAATGAACGTGTTTTTTAAACATAACTTTTATTTTAAATAATCGGCTGCGGTTCTAAGGGGTGCAGATTGTTTTTCCGGTGCTCTGATTTGGTTATTTAGTTCGTCCTTTTTCAACTTGTTGAAATAGTTGGTAAAATGATACCTTAATTCTTTCGCTGATTTAAAATCTGTTTTTAGTTCGATTTCTGTAATAAAATCTTTCATTAAAATTTCCAGCGCTATCTGATCAATTTTTTTTTCCGAACAAAACCTATAAACCCATTGTTCATTTTTTAGAAAATTTCTCTTTTCAAATGGCCACGTTTCTGGAACAAAATCATCTTTTAAAATTTCTTCTTCTTTTATTTTATTTTCTTTTACTTTACTTATATTTACTTTAGGGTGGTTACAGTTTGGTTCGTAACTGGTTACATTTTTTGTAACTTGTTGATTTTTACGCCATTCTGAAATTTTTTCTCTGTTTTTTTCTTTTTTTATTGCGAACTTTTCACTAAACTTTAGTATATTTTCATTGAAAGTTTCACCATTTAATGTGTTAATTACACCGATTTCTTCCATAAACTTCCAGCATTTTTCAAGCTTTTTACCCACCTTTAATTGGGATTTTAGAACGGCTGTTTTGACAGGTTTTTCCTGTTTACCAATCTTTTCCAAAGTTGTATAAAACAACCCCAAACCCTCATATCCAAACTTCATGTACAGTTCACTAATTTTCTCATCATCGAAAGCGTTGCAGTCATGCAAAAAATATTTCATAAGTAGGTAGATTTTTCATTTATTGGAGTGTACATTGTTGTGGCACTTTTTACAAAGCGTCAAGCCGTTACTAACATCAAATCTTAATTCTGGATATTTTGAAAACTCCTTTATATGATGTGCATGAAGAGTGCCACCCACCTGTCCGCAATATTGACAAGTGTACGCGTCTCTTTCAAAAACTTCCGATCTCCATATCTTCATTCTTAAAGAGTTCCTAAGCAATTTGTTTTCATCAGAAATACCACCTTTATAATTCCAGTGATACTTGCCGGTTTTTGGATTAAACTTTGCCCAGTCGTTTGTTATTTGCCCCGTTATATCTGAAAAAATAGCAAGTAGTTTTTCAGATAATTCATAATCTTCTTCATTTACAAAACAAAGGATTGCTTTAAATAATTGCCCCGCTTCTATGTCTGTTAGTTTCTTTACCGTGTGTATTAAATCAGCATACAGGATAAAGGATTTTTTATTCTCTGCCATAAATCAGTTATATTTTTCAAATTATTGGAGTGTTCTTTTTTTTCAGTTATTATTGGATAAAAATCTAATCTTACATAAGCGGGTTATTTTAGTGCCCAATCTTTCATTTCCCTTATTAATCTTAAAATCTCATTCGCGGTTTGATTGTCTATTTTGTAGTCCATTGCTGAAACTTTTATAAAGTCTTCCATAAATTCAACATCATAAATTAGTTGTAGTAGTTTTTGTTCGTTCATAAAATAATTTTGTTTTTAAATAAAAAGTATTACATTTGTAATACAAAATAAAATAAAATGAAAACAAATCTTCCAGATTCAATCAATACTATTGATGAAGCAAAAACTTTTTTAACCGACTTGTTTAATAATGGCGAATCGTTCCATCCGGAAGATGATGCCTTTGATATTAACTGGCCAAAAGGTGAACAACCAACAGACGAAGAGTGTTCAAAACTTAACAATCTTATGGCGGATATATACAATTTAGAGGGCAACCATTCACCGTATGATATGGTTTTTGATCCCTGTGAATTTTTATTAATGCTTGATCCGGAATATGTAAAATTGATGAATGAGGATTTAAACCAAAGTAAATAATCTATGGCTAAAAAAGTATATCCGATAAGGCTTGATGAAGAAAAAGTAATCAAGCCTTTAAAAGAAATAGCGGAAAAAGAAAACAGAACTGTTGCTAATATTATAGAGACAGCATTGTTAGAAGTTATAAAAAAGAAAAAGTTATAATTTTTCATATTGTTCTATTGCTTTAAAAATTTGAAATACTTCCTGAGGTACCATGCTATTCCCGTAAGCCATTAGACTTCCTGTTCTAAATTCTGTATCCGCTTTTGAAAAGATTTTGTCAATTTCTTTTTCCGATAAACATCCCATACTATCTTCTCGAATGCGTTGTCTAAGTAAGTCGGTGGAAATCCCATCATTTCCGCTACAAACCGGGGATTGAGTTGGGAAGTCTTGCCAGTCCTCTCTTGAAAAGCCGCCCACGTTCTTAAGTCGTTCGTTTCTGACCTCCCTCTGTTCTCGTAACTTTCCGCTGTTGCGCCCCCTTTGCTGTCCGAATATTGTGGTGTCGGAAGCATTATTTTGCTGTATTCCTGGCGCTTGCTGCTGTGAAATTTCGCCTGCTCGAAATCCTGGTATGTTACCATTGAATTTGTTGGCGTCGGCAATAATTGGTGCTTCGCTAAGTCGTTCATGTTGAAAGTATTGCGACTGCTTTCTATCGATCTTCCCCCTTTGTAATCCCTCGAATTCGGAGTAGGTAACATTCCGGCTTTCATTTTCCCGATTAAAGTTAAAGTTTTTGGTCTTGTTTTGTCTCCGTTGCTGTACTGGTAAGGCGCTGTACTCACTACAGGTGTTGGCAGTAATCTTCTTGCGTATTCCAATGCTGTTGGTGCTTTCGTTGGACTTAAAAACTTTTTGCTCCGTCCTGTTCCCTGTGATTGCCCTGCTGTTGGCGTTGAAAGCCACAAACCATACTCTATCCCTTCTATGTGGAGCGTTGACGGCACAAGCTGGAAGTAAAAACGGGAGTACTTTGTAGCCTTCAGCTTCCAGGTCAGTCTGCACCTCGTGGAATACCAACCCTCCATTCCAACTAATAATTCCGCGAACGTTTTCTCCCACAACCCAGCGCGGCTGAATTTCCCGAACTGCTCTAAGCATTTCCGGCCAGAGGTGTCGGTCATCTGCTGTTCCAAGTCTTTTTCCTGCTGTGCTGTATGGCTGGCAGGGGAATCCTCCGGATAAAACATCAATCTTGTTTGCATACTTTTTGAAATTTGATTTTTTTATGTCTGAAAACGTTTCGGCATCCGGCCAGTAATATTTTAAAACCTGCTGCGGAAATTCTTCTTTTTCGCAATGAAAAAAATTTTCCCAACCCATCCACTCAGCTGCCAATTCAGGTGCACCAATACCGCTAAATAAACTTCCATGTGTCATTTACGCTATTTTTAAATATTCGTCCACATTAAAAAATCCTTCTTTCACCCCTTCTTTTTTCTTCCGGTTATAAGGGTATTTAGCCAGATTTTCTTCTCTTTTGAATTTCTGGATAAAGAATCTTGTTGTTCCTAAAATACTGGCCATTTGAGGCTCTGTTAATTTTAAGTAGTTGTTGCGGATGAAGTTCTTTTCGTGGTCGGTTAATGTCATTTAAAAAAGGTTTTTTGAATGTTTATTTACTTATGTTCATCAGTTAGTTTAATAATTTAAAGAGATAGAATTATTTACTTCATTCCCGAAAACATCCCATCCTTCGTATTCG